GGGGACAATGGTGGAGCTTTGACGGTTGTAATCAAACGATTTTCTGATGACTAAAATCGTATTGCCCAACAACTGGGAGCCACGTAGTTATCAAAAGAAAGCGTGGAAATACTTAGAGCGCGGTGGTCGGCATGCTGAATTGATCTGGCACAGGCGGTCAGGCAAAGACGAAATAGCTTTGCACCGCGCCGCTTGCGCTGCTTTTGAGAGAGTGGCAGGGTATTGGCACATGCTCCCGGAATACTCTCAAGCACGTAAAGCTATATGGGATGCTGTAAACCCGCACACTGGCAAAAAGCGAATAGATGAGGCTTTTCCAGTTGAGCTACGAAAAACGACCCGAAATCAGGAAATGATGATCGAGTTCAAAAACGGGTCAACGTGGCAAGTAGTGGGAAGCGATAGTTACAATAGTCTTGTCGGCGCTACGCCAGCCGGGATTGTGTATTCAGAGTGGGCGCTTGCTAATCCAAACTCAAGGGCATACCTTCGCCCGATTCTTGCGGAAAATAAAGGCTGGCAGATATTTATTACAACGCCACGCGGCAAAAATCACGCATACAAGACATTCCAGGCGGCAAGAAACAACCCGGACGCTTACGCCGAGATTTTAGACGTTGAGCAAACAAAAGTCTTGACGCTTGAAGAAATAGCGCGAGAAAAAAGAGCATATATTGACGAGTTTGGCGAGGATTACGGATTAGCCAAGTTTGACCAAGAATATATGTGCAGCTTTACTGCGTCGAACATTGGCGCAATACTAGCGGCTGGAATATCAAGGCTGGAAAAACAGGGTCGGATAGGTTCTCATGTTGAATTTGACCCCAATGGCGCTGATTTTTATATCAGTGCAGACATAGGCAGAAAAGACACATCAACATGGTATTTCTGGCAGCCAACAATCGGCGGTTATACGATTTTTGACTATGACTGCGGATTCGGTTTAGATGCTGACCAGTGGTGTGATCGTTTGCGCGACAAAATAAGCCAGTACAAACGAGCCAATGGTTCATCTGCTTTAGGCAAAATATGGCTACCCCATGACGCAAGAAATAAGACTTTTGCGGCAAAATATAGCGCAATAGAGATTTTCCTTAAGTATTTCGGCGCTTCGCACGTCAAAATAACGCCAGACAGCAAAAAAGCAGACAGAGTAAACGCCGCCCGAAGGATTATTCAAAGATGCGAATTTTCCGACAAATGTGAAAAAGGGCTAGAAGGTTTAAGCGCTTGGAGTTATATATGGGATGAGGAAAGACGCATATTTTCAAGTGACCCAGACCACAATTGGGCGTCACATGATGGCGACGGATTCAGTTACGGATGCCTGATAGCGGAGCAAATTAAGCCAAAAGAACCCGAAAAACCCGCAAAATTCAACATAAAAGCACAAAACGGTGTCATAATTACGGCACCTTTAGACGAATTGTGGCAAGACGTTAAACGCCATCAGGAAAGATACTAATGTCTATATTTACAGTATCAGCAGAAGTAGTGCAATTAGGAACTGGCGCTATTCAGCCGACAGACACATTTCAGAACGGTGTGCTTTTATCTGGTGATTTGAACAGGGCTATTGCTACAGGTGGCGATGAGTACGCTAATGGTCTTTTAATGACAGACGCAGGGCAGATTCGATACTTTGACGCGACTGCTGGACTTCCTGTGGGTGTGGTGTGGTCTAACGGACTGCCTAGAGCTAACGACGGCGCTTTGTGTGTCTCGACAGGCGCACTGGCGACATATTCTAACGGCACGCCTATGGTTGCAAACGGCGCGGTTAGGGTGGAGATAGTACCTTGAATGCACTTTCAATAAATCCGGTTGACGCTGCACGAAAGTGGAATGCAGAGCTAAAACTTGCCAAGCGCGAAGATGAAAAATTTATCGAGCGCGGCGATAAGATAGTTAAAAGATATCGAGACGACCGCGCCGGCTGGGCTACTAGCGGGAAGCGCTTTAATATATTGTGGTCGAATATCCAGACCATGATTCCAGCGCTGTACGGCAAAACGCCACGGGCAGAGGTGGCCAGGCGCTGGAAAGACTCCGACCCGGTCGGACGTACCGCTTCAGTGATTCTTGAGCGCTGTTTACAGTACGAGATCGACCACTACGGCGATTTTGACAGCTCGATCAGATTAGCGATTACTGACCGACTGCTGCCTGGCAGGGGTGTAACCTGGGTACGTTTTGAGGAAAAAGAACAGGCAATGCCAACGGATGCCTCACCCGGAATTGAGGGCGGCGAGGCGCAAATAACGCCGATGGCTTACAAATACGAATGCACCCCGGTTGATTATGTTTTTTGGAAAGACTTCAGATACTCGCCGGCGCGAAGCTGGGACGAAGTGACGTGGGTTGCTCGCCGGGTGTACATGAGCCGATCTGAGGGTATTAAGCGGTTTGGTGAAGACTTCAAGCAAGTGCCGTTAGTTCATGAGCCTATCGGCCTCGACGAATTACAAAAAAATGGCGTCGAAAGTGAAGACCTGGACGACATGAAAAAGGCTGAAGTCTGGGAAATCTGGTGTAAAACGTCGAAAATGGTGTATTGGGTTGCTCAAGGTCATTCTAAGACGCTAGACATTAAAGACGACCCTTTAGGCCTGGATAACTTCTGGCCGTGCCCAAAACCCCTGTTTGCGACACAAACCACTGACACATTGGTGCCGGTTGCTGATTTTTCGCTATACCAAGACCAAGCCGAAGAAATCGACATGCTGACCAATCGAATCGGTATGCTAGTCGAAGCTGTTAAGGTCGTTGGAGTGTATGACGCAAACCAGCCAAGCGTACAAAGAATGTTGTCCGAAGGTGCCAACAATACGTTAATCCCAGTCGATACCTGGGCGGCATTCGCAGAAAAAGGCGGGTTAAAGGGTGTTGTTGACTTCCTGCCGTTGGAATCTGTATTGCAAGCATTAGCACAATGCTACAACGCCAGAGAGCAAGCCAAACAGGTCGTTTATGAAATTACTGGCCTGTCAGACATCATCCGAGGCGCTTCGATGGCCTCGGAAACCGCTACCGCGCAACAGATCAAAAGCCAATACGCAAGTCTGAGATTGAGGCGACTACAAACAGAGGTAGCCTTGTTTTCCTCTGAGATTCTGCGAACAAAAGCACAGATTATGTGCGACTTTTACTCGCCACGTACACTGTACGAAATGTCAGGTATCGGCGGCACTCAGGATGCCCAATACGCTGAACAGGCAATAATGCTGCTCAAGAGTGAACCGTCGAGGGGTTTCAGGATTGAAGTCGCGGCAGATTCTTTGGTCGAAATGGACGAATCCACGGAAAAGCAGAACCGGCTGGAATTTTTAACGTCAGTAGGCACGTTCATGGAGCGGGTATTGCCGGTTGCTCAACAGGTGCCGGAGCTTGCCCCGCTGATGGGTGAGATGCTCATGTTCGGCGTTCGGGCATTTAAGGGTGGGCGGTCGATGGAGGCCGCTTTTGATTCAGCTCTGGCAAAACTAAACGAACCTAAGCCACCCGCAGAACCGCAGCCAGACCCGGAGCAAATGAAAATGCAGGCTATGGCGCAAGCGGAACAGACTAAAGCGCAGATTGAGCAGGCAAAAATGCAAACGCAAGGGCAAATCGAGCAAGCTAAGCTGCAAGCAAGTTTGCAGATTGAGCAATTCAAAGCAGAACAAGCCAAGAATCTCGAAATCATGCGCCAGCAGGCTGAAACAGAACGCGCAGAAATGAAAGCCAGGATCGACGCTGAAACTAAAATCACAATTGCACAAATGACCGCGCAGGCCTCAGAAAAGCCAGCGGTATCAGTACAAATCGAGGGCGAAAATCATTTACAAAAAGTTGGCGACGAAGTAAAAATGATGGCAGACCAGGCCGCTAACATATTGAGCGACCAACAAAACAACATGGCGCAAGCTGTAGCGATGTTGGCTGATGCAGTTACCAAAATGAACAAGCCGAAGCGTAAAATTGTGGAGCGTGGGCAAGATGGTCGAGCAATTGGCGTCATTGAAATTGAAAGCGAATAATGGCAGATAACTTTACGGCCAATCCTGGGACAGGTGGCGATACGTTTGCTGCCGATGATGTGGCGGGTGTTAAGTACCCTTACAGCAAGCTTGACATCGGCGGCGATGGTATTTCTTCGCCTGTAACTGCGGCTAACCCGATGCCTGTTACTGGCCCGGTGACTGACGCGCAGCTACGGGCAACGCCTTTGCCGATTACGAGCGCGTCAGCTTACGCTGAGGACACGCTACACGTTACAGGCGCAATCGGTAATCTGATGTTAGCGATTCGATCAGATACTGACACATCGACAGCGGATGACGGCGACTACACCATTCTCAAGATGGACGAAGCAGGGCGGCTTAAGGTCGCTGTGCAGCCTGCCGGGTATCCGCTAGTGACCGGGACAATCACAAGTGCAAGCAGCGCGGTGCCGTCTAACGTCAGCCGCGTGTCTAACGTCATGGTGTACGTTGTTGGTACGTTTGCGGGCGTCAACTTTACTTTTGAGGGATCGCTCAACAGCACGAACGGCACCAATGGCAACTGGTTTGGCATTCAGGCTGTACGCACAAACGCCAACACAATTGAGACGACATCGGGCGTATTGGGCGCACCTCCCGCTTATGGCTGGGAGCTAGCGGTTAACGGGCTGAATTGGTTCCGCGTGCGCGCCACTGCGTGGACATCGGGCACTGCGACCATTCAGATTCAGCCGGGTGCATACGCTACGGAGCCAATTCCAGCGGCCCAGATCAGTGGCACGCAGCCTGTATCGGGCACGGTTACTGCCAACATCGGTACGGGCTCTATTGCTGCTGGTACTAATGCCATCGGTGATTTTGGCATTCAGTACCGAAGCACAGCGACGGGTGCGGCATCGGCTGCTCCTGTAACCTCTCCGGCAACCCCCGCAGGGCAATCCATCAAAGGTTCGGCCGGTAGACTGGCGGGATACGATTTGCACAATGCTGCTGTTACTCGGCGCTATGTCAAGTTTTTTAATGCCACAAGTGTCACTATGGGCACCACAAGTGCGCTGTTTGAGGTTTGTTTAGAGCCTAGCCAAGCACGGACTGTCAATTTCCCTGGCGGGCTAGGTTTTTCAACTGGCATTCAGATCGCAGTCACATCCGCTAGAGGATTGACCGATAACACGGCCACCGGACTTGCGGCGGGTGACGTGACTGGCTTTATTGCTTCCGCTTGATTTTCAATTAACAAAGGATTTATCATGACCACAAAAACCGTTGCCATCCAAGTTTTGATCCGCGATCCAGAAACCAGCGAGGTTATTAGCTGCGACAACGCCAATGGCACAACCGAAGACGATGGCTCGACTGTAGTTATTGGCAATGGCTACGCGCCCAACATCCTGACGGTTCCGCCCGCTGACATTTTGCGCACTTTGATTCCGCCTCCCACAGATTTGCCAGCACCTGCCAGCGTTTCCCGTGTAGATGACGCAGAAAACAACATCAGTACGCTGACTTTTGGCTGATCCATGTGGATCCATTTACTCAGCCTTGAGTTAATCGATGGCGCTTCGCCATCGAAGCCTGACCCGCCTGAGCCAGTTATCACGGGTGGGCATTACGGCGCATGGTGGCTGGATAAGTACAAGAAAATGTTGGAAAAACCTCAGATCAAAGAGATCATCGAGGAAATAAAAGAAAACCCGCAAATCATCGAAGAAATACCGGAAGTAAAAGCCGAGATTTTTGAAAAATACCCAGATTTTGACTATCAATTTTTGCAAAACAATATAAAATTACAAAGAATAGTTGCAAATCTGATACAAAAGCAAATAGAAAACGCGATAGAAGAGGACGACCTGGAGGTTTTATTGTTATGAGCAAGGGCAGCAAACAAAGACCGACTAATCACG